GGTAAAGATGGAGCGATCTCCGTGCGCGAAAGCCAACGTGTGGAAAGAGCCGCACTCTCCGGAATCATTTCTGAAGCGAGCGAAAGAATTAAACAACTTAGAACTTCAAAAAATGAACTTGCCAAAGAACAACTAAAGTTTGAAGCTGAAGTTGGTCCAATAAGATATGTTGCAGAATTTATCTATGGAGAAACTAATCAACAAATATTAGAAAAAGCAGTAAGATGGGTTATTATTACCATTATTTTTGTTTTTGATCCATTAGCAGTATTACTTTTAATTGCTGCAAATATGTCATTATCAAAACCAAAAACAATTGTTAGAGGTGTAAATGTAAAAGATGAATCTTGGGATCCGGCTGAATTTGAATTTAGTGAACAACCGGAAGTTGAAATGAACAAAAGATCAGCTGATTTAGCTGAACAAATTACTCGTAATATGAAAAATGGTAAAATATAAAATATACGTTTACATTGCCTTAGTTTTATATTATAATGGACTTATTGATTGGAGGTTCTAATATGGCACATAGTTTTCTTAAAAACCTAGTTAAAGAAATTAATGATGATAACACTCATCTACTTGAAGATGAAGACTCATCGTCTGAATTTACCGGTGGTATTGATACCGGTAGTTATATCCTAAATGCTGCATTTTCTGGTAGTATTTTTGGAGGCATTCCTAATAACAAAATTACAGCTCTTGCTGGTGAATCTTCAACCGGTAAAACATTCTTTGCTCTTGGAGTTATTCAACAGTTTCTAGATAATGATCCAGAAGCTGTAGTTGTTTATTACGATACAGAAGCTGCAGTAACTCGAAATATGATGGAATCTCGTGGAATTGATGTTTCTCGAGTTATGGTAGTTGAACCAACAACAATTCAAGAATTTAGAACACACTGTCTTGGTATTCTAAATAAGATTGGCAAAGATCATCCACCTATGATTTTTGTTCTTGATTCTCTTGGCCAACTTTCAACTACAAAAGAAATTGAAGATACTGCTGAGGGTAAAGAAACTCGGGATATGACCAAAGCTCAGCTTATTAAAGCTACTTTCAGAGTACTTGGTCTTAAACTTGCTAAAACTAAAATTCCACTTATTGTTACTAACCACGTATATGATGTTATTGGCTCTTATGTTCCAATGAAAGAAATGTCTGGTGGGTCTGGTCTAAAGTATACTGCTTCTCAAATCTGTTTTCTTTCAAAGAAAAAGGATAGAGATGGTACTGATGTTGTGGGTAATTTTATTAAGTGTAATATGATTAAATCACGTTTCACTAAAGAAAATAAACAAGTTGAAGTTAAATTATCGTATGATACTGGTCTAGATCGTTATTATGGATTACTTGATCTTGCAGAAAAGGCTGGAATCTTTAAGAAAGTATCTACTCGATATGAATTACCAGATGGTAGTAAAATCTTTGGTAAGCAAATTATGAATGACCCAACTAAATACTTTACTGATGATATTCTAATGCAATTGGATGAAGTTGCTAAGGATATTTTCTGTTATGGTAGAAACTCTGTAATTGAAGAAATTGAAGGAGATGTAGTAGATGTCGATACTGAAATCAGCGCCTGAACATGATGCATTTGTAGATCTTGATGATAATATTAAGATTAAAAGTGTTATGGATAGGATTAAAGTATCTGAAAATTTTACAAGTACAAGTAATACAGCAGTACTTGAAATTGTAAATTATCCAAAATTTAATGGAATTAAATACAGCTATAATAAAGTTGCAGTTAAAGAAGTTTCATTTGATAATGGACTAAACGTTCAATTTGAGTATAACATTGAAGATACTCCAGAAGAAATGGATCCTGAAACATTTTCAGAAAATGATATGGAAGAATTCCATACTTTTCTTGGAGATGTAATTATGGCTTTTGTGACTAGCAAATATAAAGGTGGCAATCAATAATGAATCTAGCAGATCTAATCTTAGTTAATTTAATCAATAATGAAGATTATTCAAGAAAGGTTGTGCCATTTCTAAAGCCAGAATATTTTGAATCAAATACTCAAAAGATTCTGTTTTCAAAGATTGTAGATTTTACTGTTAAATATAATGCCAATCCAACCAAAGAAACACTTATAGTAGAACTTGATAGTGATTCAAAGGTTAACGATACTGAATATTCAAATATTGCTAAATTCTTAGATCAAGATCTAACTGTAAAAGATGAATGGTTAGTTGATAAAACTGAAAAATGGTGCCAAGAACGATCGATCTATCTTGCCATTATGGATTCTATTGGTATTCTAGATGGTAATGACAAAAATCGAGACAAAGGATCTATACCACAGCTTTTAACAGATGCGTTAAGTGTGTCATTTGATAATTCTATTGGTCATGATTTTATTGAAGATGCAGAATCTCGTTATGATTTTTATCATGAAAAACAAGAATTGCTTCCATTTGATCTAGAATACTTCAATAAAATTACAGGTGGCGGCTTACCTAAAAAGACTATTAATGTTATCCTTGCTGGTACCGGCGTTGGTAAAACTCTAGCAATGTGTCACTTTGCCGCAGCAAATTTGATGCAAGGTAAAAACGTTCTATATGTTACTTTGGAAATGGCAGAAGAAAGAATTTCAGAAAGAATTGATGAAAATCTTTTAAATCTCACTAAAGAAGATCTTAATGCTATTTCCAAAGATATGTATCTAAAGAAAATGCAAAAAGTTGGTAATAAAACTGTAGGTAAACTTATTGTTAAAGAATATCCAACTGCTTCTGTCGGAGCTGCTCACTTTAGACATCTAATGAATGAGCTTAGAATTAAAAAGAACTTTGTTCCTGATATTGTCTATATTGATTATATTAATCTATGTTTATCAACACGTCTTAAAAGCGCAGAAAACTCTTATGGATATATTAAAGCAATTGCAGAAGAACTTAGAGGTTTGGCAGTTGAAAAGAATATTCCACTTGTTACTGCTACTCAAGTAAATAGATCTGGTTTTACGAATTCTGATCCAGGTCTTGAAGATACTTCAGAATCATTTGGTTTACCTGCAACCGCAGATTTTATGTTTGCTCTTGTTACAAGTGATGAATTAGAACAACAAAGTCAACTAATGGTTAAACAATTGAAAAATCGTTATGGTGATCCAACACGACATAAGAGATTTGTAGTAGGCGTTGATAGAGCTCGAATGAGATTATATGATGTTGAAAATAGTGAACAAACTTTAGTTGATGATAAACCAGTTATGGACTCTTCATCTTTTGGTGAAAGAGCTCGAGAAGAAGACACAATGAAATTTATGACTAAAAAACAAGGTCGTAAAGATTTTAGCAAATTGTTTGGAACTTAATATGACAAATAACGTAATATATACTAAAGACTTATGTCCCTTTTGTGATGCGGCTAAGAACTTCTTTAAAACATATAATTTACCATATACTGAACTTAAACTTGGATCTGATTTTAAAAGAGAAGAATTCTTAGAAAAATTTGGTGACGGTAGCACTTATCCACAGATATACGTTTGGGGTAAACATGTTGGTGGTTTTGATGCTCTTTTAGATTATGCAGATGAAACAAATATACTATCCGGAACATAGAAGTTTTATAAATAATGGTAGGATATACTAATTGCATTACCTAAAGAGGAGAATGAAAATGCAAAAGAAAACCGTACGTTGGGTTTTAGCTCATGAACCAATTGAACTCTTTCTAAGGGCAGCAAGACATTTCAAAGCTGAACTTGAAAGAACAGCTCCTGATCAAATTGAGTTTGAAATTCTAACTTTGTCAGAATATTCAAATAAGTATAATAATGGAGTTGCAGTCAGCAAACACGATCTGCTTGATCTAATGGAAGCTGGCGAAATTGAAATGTCACAAATGTATACTTCCACACTTGGTCGTAGCCATTCCCGTGATATGTGGGCTCTTGATATGCCTTTCTTATTTAGAGATCATGATCATGCAAAGAAAGTTCTAGAAGGCGATATTGGTGCAGGTCTACTTAATGATCTATCAGAAAAGACTAATGTTAAAGGTCTAGCCTTTACATATTCTGGTGGTTTTCGTATGATTCCAGCTAATGTTGCTCTTAAGAAAATTGAAGATTTTAATGGTGTACCACTTCGTTGTAACAAATCACCAATTGCAACTGAAACTCTCCTAGCAGTAGGTGCAGAGCCAGTTGAAATTGAACTTGAAGAAATCAATGAAGGCGTACAAAGCGGTATTGTAGTTGGTGGTGAGTCTACTTATCCACGTTTCTATGGTCTAGAGCAAAACAAACATATGTCATATATTAATGATGCTGAGCATTCATTATTCTTGACTTCAATTATTGTTAATAAAGACTTCTTTAATAGTCTAGATGCTGATTTACAAGCTAAAGTACAGGACGCTTCATTTAATGCAGCTCGCCAAGAAAGAGTTTGGTCAGTAGAAGATATCGATGTTGTTAAAGCCCGCGCGGCTGAAGATACAATCCAAGTTGTAACTATGAGTCAGTCTGAGCGCGCTCGTTGGAAACAAGCTACGGAGTATCTATATGACAAATTCGAAGACATGTTTAAGCCAGGACTTGTTAAAGCAATCCAAGCCTCTTAAATATACTCAACGGCAATGGGATCGTGCCGTTGGAATTGGAAAAGTCCCAGCTAAATATCAATATAATTATAATGAGGAAAGTGAAAATGATACATTATCAAGTGAAGTCGAACGACAAAAGATATAATCTAGTAGAGATTAATAGTGAAGACTCAGGGGAATTAATTGTTGCTACCGCATCTAAAGCAATGTCTCTTAGAGGTCTTAAATCAAAACTAGAAAAGGGACATGGATTTGAAAACTTTGGAATTCCAAAGTACTTAGTTACTCCACCAATTCAAGTCGATTAACATACTAAAAAAATTAAAAAGGGGAACTTTGGTTCCTCTTTTTTTTAAACTTTTTTTGCTTATCCTTATATATCAATAGGTTATGTGTGCACTTTTTTGTTTACATTTAGTAAGAATTATGATAGAATCTATCTATAAAATGGAAAAGGAAAAAAATATGCAATATCAAATCTTAGAATCTGAAGCTAATCCAGTTGGTACTTCTTTAAAGGGCCATGTTTGGGCAATGTATGACGAATTGGTAGAAACCTTTGGTGAACCAAAACTTGGTGCAGATAAGTGTACTGTTGAATGGGCTATTCGATTCTTAGATCCAATTGAAGGTACTGAATTTACAGCTACAATATATGATTGGAAAGAAGATTCAACTCCATATGGAATGTATGAGTGGCATATTGGTGGATTAGATATATCAGCAGTCTGGGCTGTATCTGACTATTTAGAACTTACCAGAAATTCAAATGAAACTTTTTCACAAGCCATTGAAACTGTTTAACTTTTTGAGTGAAAAAAACGTTTACATATGGATAGAATTAGTATATAATCTATCTATAGAATGGAAAAAGGAAAAATATTATGTTTAAGTTTACTATTGCACTACTCTGTTTTATCATGGCAGGAGCTGCTATTGATGGACCAACCGGTCAAGAAGGTGACAACTTTCTTTTAGCATTTACCCTTCTTTTTATTGGTATTGCTATTGGTGTAAAATCTGTTATCTTTTCTGATAGAAACAACTAAGGGGTTATAATATGAAAAATTATCTTAAAATTACAGTTGAAGATGTTATGAAAGCTAAAAGGTATCCTGGTTTTTTCGAAAATCATGAAATAAATTCAGCGGCAGTTAAAGCTGCATTTCATGTCTGTATGCGAAACGTTCGTGGTGGTTATCATAATAATCCAGAACTTAATAAAATTCTAAAAATGTATGGTTCTCCTTTTCATGAAAGTTCTTTGTTTAAAGGAATTCCAAACACTCAAGAGAATAGAGAATTGTTTGCTAAGCTTTTTGCTGATATAAAAAAATATACAAATTCTTTTGATGGATATCGTCTTCGTCGTAGATATCGTGGACCTAGAAATAAACAACTTCGTGGTAGTTATTCAGCTCAATCGTTTTGTTCAGCATCTGAAGGTACATCATTTGCATTATACCTAGATTCAGAATAATGGATCTGTTTAATGATGAACTTCATCCACTAAATGAAGTTGAAAAGAAAAGAGAAAGGATAACTTTTATTCTTTCTCTTGTGATTGCTTTTATTGCTGGTTTTGGTAGTATTGATGCTATTATACCAGTAGGTCTAGTTTGTTATATACTATTGCGGTTTCTTGAAAGGCCCTATTCATGATTGATATTTCAATTTCTAGTCCATCACATATGAAAAAGCGAATTACTAAACAAAAATATGCTATGGATTTAGCACATTTTTGTATTAAAAAACTTATGCCAAAGATGACATCATTAGATATTAATATTGAATTTATGACTGGATTGTATACTGAGGATGCAATATATGGTGCATGTTTTCCATGTACCGATGCTAAAAATCCAAGAGAATTTCAAATTCAAATTGATTCTAAATTACCATTACGCAGAATGCTAGAAACAGTTGCACATGAAATGGTTCATGTTAAACAATATGCTCGTAATGAGTTACAAAGAGGTTCAGAATTTAAACTTGAAGGTACCACTGTTTTAACTAAAACTTATGATTTGTGGAAAGGTAAAAGATATAATATTGAATACTGGGATTCGCCTTGGGAAATTGAAGCTCATGGCAGAGAAGTTGGTTTATTTATTCGTTGGGCTGAAGAATCTGGTCATTCACATAAAGCATGGACATACATTAAAGAACAAGAATAAGCATATGTAGTCTTATAAATAGAAGTAAGTGGGAGAAGTAGATGTCTACATTTAAGATTTTTTTGAAAGAACGAGCAGTTAAAATGGATCCAGCCCAATGGCGAAAGCCAAATGGTCAGACTGGAGAGGCTCGTACTTCAATTTTAAGAAATATTATAGCTAATAAAGAACCATTAGAATTAGTTAATGGTGCAAAGGTAGTAGTAACCGACGCTGAAACAACACTTAAAAATCTTGCACAATTTGAAATTGATGGTAAAACATTTGATTTAGTTACAGACAAAGGTATCATTAAATCAAATGAAGTTGGAAAAAGTAAAGTATTTGGTGGTGGCGGTGGAGCAGGCGGTGGAACCGATCAGACTGCTATTGCTGAACCACAGACATGCGTATATATACAGGCAATGTTAGATAATGGTGTAATGGCTCCAGACTTTTTTAGAAAAGAAGAAGTACTTAGAGATGCTTTTGCAAAATGCGAAGTTGGTAAAACATCTATTGATGACATTATTGCTCTTGGCGATGATGATAGTTGGCATATGAGTGCGTATCTATCAGCTAAAGCTGTAATTGAAAAAGGTTACGTTAAAAAGGGTATGGTTCTTCATAGAGATTCAAACGATATGAATGCAATTTATGCCGCTATGAAAAAGGCATTTGCTAATTCTAAATTATCTCCAATGACAAATGACAAATGGAATCCAGGAGATATTTGGGCTATAGCTAAAGGTTGGCGTATTGCTGATTTAGATGTTTCAAGTATTTCAGATTTAAATAAAGATTTACTTGGACTATTTAATGCTCGTAAAGTTGTTGGTATATCCCTTAAAAAAGTAAAAAATGTTGCTAATATTGTAGAAATGAATATTGAGCAACCACCACAAACAGAATCGTTTAGAATTCGTGCTTTATATCTTAAAGGAAAAACTCGTGGTACAATTTGGAGTTCTAAAAGTGGTTCAGTTGAATATGATAACGGTGTAATAGAAATTAGACCCAATAGTTATATGGGATCAAATAAAATGGAATTACAAGGCAAAGGAGCACGAGGCGGCAGTGCTGGTTGGCAAGTAATTCAAAATGCTGCTTTTACTCATCTTGGAAAAAAGATGCCAGAACATGGTGATCTTAAAAAAATGGCTGTAAAGATCTCTAAAGGTGATAAAAGATCAATAGCAGTATTTCATGGAATGCTTAATTCTATTGAGGCTATTCCTTTAAGTGAAGTAGAAACTCAGCTTAAAGATAAAAAAGGTGCTGGAGATCCAGGTTGGCTTACAGCTAAACTTGGAGCAGTTTATATTGTGTATTATCTGAATAAATTTAAAGGAACAAAAGCCAATAACTTCATTACCGCCATAATTAATTATGCCGGATCTAAATCAGAAGAATCCGGTCCATATATAATCGTAAAGGCTTAAAATGATAGATTTAGAAACAATCACTAAAGGTATTGGCGTAGTAACTGCATCACTGGCATTAGTTGGTGGTGGTTATACTGTATATGATAAGTTTGGATTTAAAGATCCAATACTTACATGGGCACCCGAATATTTCGAAGTATCTGACGGCCCAGTTGATAAAGAGTTCAAAGTAACAGCTGCTAGAGAAAAGCATAGAGATGATTGTACAGTAACTGATTTTGTAGTTGATATAAGAGATAGCGAATATATTATACACCCAGCTGTACCAAGTATTTCTAAGTTTATGGGTCCAGCAAATGATAAGGTAGATACTTTTGCGTATAGAATTACTATTGATGAACACCATCAACATAAAGTATCAAAAGGATTAGCCACATTAGTTGCTTATATACAATATGATTGTCCAGAAGGTAGGGTAATAGTAAATTATCCTGATCATGACAACTTAAGATTTAATATTACGGAATAAATTAATGAAAAGCTTTAATGAATTTATAGTTCACGATAAATGTGGTACACCAGAATGTTGTATGAAATGCGATACAGCAGTATCTATTGATGAGGGATCTGCATCTCATACTGGTAAGAGAACCGGAGAAACATGGGAAGATGGATACGATCGTAGAGTGGTACAAGTTACAGATCCAGACCAAAAGAAGGATGGATACACTTGGCGTATCAAAGGCAAAGAACGAGATGAAATCACGATTAAACTGTACAAAAGTAAGCCTGATTTTAAGGAATTTGAAAAACAAATGCGCCGTGTAGCCGGCCATGAATTTGGAGGTTAATATGAAAGGCTTTAAAAATTATCTAGTTGAAGCTAAAAATACACACATGGAACATGTTGAAGATATGATGTTCAATGAAGGCAAAATTGGTGCTGAAAAAGCTATTAAGTTTTTAAAAGATCTTCATATGATGCTTTCGTCAAAAGCTAAAACACCGGTTCAAGCTACAGTTAAATGGGATGGAGCTCCAGCAATTATTGCCGGCATCGATCCGGAAGATGGAAAGTTTTTTGTTGGTGCAAAAGGTGTATTTGCTCAAACACCAAAAACCATTAAATCTTTGTCTGATTTGGATAAATTTGGATATTCTGGCGGATTGCGTACTAAACTCGAAGTTGCATTTGATAGTCTACAAGGTGTAATTAAATCTGGTGTATATCAGGGTGACATCATGTTTACTAAAGGTGACGTAAAATCACAAAATATCGATGGAGAATCATATTTTACCTTTCATCCTAATACAATTGTATATGCGGTACCCGTTAATTCTTCTCTTGGTAAAAAAATATCAACTGCAAATATTGGTATTGTTTGGCACACTACTTATACTGGCTCAAGTCTAGCCACTATGAAAGCTTCCTTTGGTAAAGCAATCGCAAGTGGCATGCCAGATAGCTCAAAGGTTTGGACTGCAGATGCCATGTATACTGATACTTCAGGAAGTGCTACTTTTACTGCCGCTGAATCAAAAGAACTTATGAGTCTTATTAATAAAGCGGAAAATAGTTTAACTAAAGTAAATAGCAATATTTTAGAAGTTATTTCTGGTACTGAACAAATTAGAAATCTAGTAAAGGCATATAATAATTCGTATGTAAGAGCTGGAACTCCATTCCCTGCTGTGCGTCAACATGTAGCGGGCCTATATAAACATATTAAAGGTTGGTATGCTAAAGAAGAAGGAAAAAGATCTTCTGCAGCTGGTAAAGCTAATGTTAAAGCAAAAGAAAAAGTAGTAATCCAACAAGTATTTTCAAATGTAAACAACTTGATTCCAGTTTTTGAACTCTTTAATGATTTAACTGTAGCAAAATCAATGGTTGTTAATAAGATGAATCAAGCTGGATCAATGAAAACATTTGTAAAAACAGCAAAAGGATTTAAAACAACTAATCCAGAAGGATATGTTGCAATTGGTAATACCGATGCTGTTAAGATTGTTGATAGATGGGAATTTAGTTTTAACAACTTTAGTCCAACAATTATTAAAGGCTGGCAAAAGTAATTAAACCATTTTAGAAGTGTCAAGACCTATTATAACACAGGATAGGAGAGTTGTAAACGACTTATAATGAGAATAATAATTTCTTTTTATTCGTCTTTTAGTATATTATAAATAATAAGTAACATAAAACGCAGTAAGTCTAAGGAAAACCTGTTATGGCTAAAGCCGTCGCTTTAAATTTTGGTCGTATGAACCCACCTACTATTGGTCATGAAAAACTGGCTAATGCAGTAAAAAAGACAGCTAAACAATATAATGCAGAACCAAGATTATATTTAAGCCATAGCCAAGATTCAAAAAAGAATCCATTAGACTACAATACTAAGATTGCCCTTGCTCAAAAGGCTTTTGGTATTGCAACAAAATCTCCAGCAAATAATATTTTCCAAGTAGCTAAAGAACTTGAAAAAGAAGGTGTTGATACCCTTATTGTTGTTGTTGGTTCTGATAGATATAGCGAATTTAAGACTCTCTTAAATAAGTATAATGGTAAAGAATACAACTTTGATAAGATTGTTGTAGCCTCTGCTGGTGAGAGAGATCCAGATGCAGAAGGCGCTGAAGGAATGAGCGGAACTAAATTAAGACAGCTGGCTATGGCTGGTAAATTTTCTGAATTTAGTACCGGGTTAGCAAGTAAACTAAATAATGCTGATCGTAAAAAAGTGTATGATCTCATTAGAAAAAATATAAAAGAAGAGAAAGAGGCAAATATGTCCGATTCAATTAATAAGTTAATGGCTAGTTTTATTAAAGAAGCTCAAATTGAAACTAAAGCACCCGATACTCAAGCCTTTAAAACTTTCAAAGAAAGTCTCAATGAAGCAAAAGACGACTTTGTAGTTGTTGATCCAAAAAGCGGTAAAGTCTTAGGTAAGTTTGATACGCAATCTAAAGCTGATAAATTTGCCAAAATCAAAAAAGCAGATGTTTTAACTGCCAAAGAGTTTAAATTAATGTCTGAATCACTTGATGAAGGCAAAATGAAAGAATTGCATATGTACATGCAACAGGGTAAATCGCCTGAATGGATTGCTAAAAAGATGGGCCTAGATGTTAAGACCATTAAATCTCTCATTGGAGAGACTGTTGAAGAAGTTTATGTTGCTGTAAAATATGATGCCAAGGGTAAGAAAACCGGAGAAAGAAAAGCTTTTAAAGATCTAAAAAGCGCTACTGCTTATGCATCTACTATGGGTAAAGAATATAGAGTTCATAGCGAAGCATCAGCTAGGGCAGATGCTTTAAAGGCAATGGGCAAAAGAAGAGGAATAGATCCAGCAGATATTGATAATGATTCAGATGCTGCTGATGATGAAAAAGATGTAAATATTATTATGCAGCTTCGTAAAGTTGTTTCACTACGAGGTATTAAACCAGTTAAGTTTTCAAATGGAAAATCTGTAAAGCTTACAGTTCCACAGGCACAAGCAGCTCTTCAAAAATTTAGCAGCAAACGTACTTCCCTTGAAAAGGGTGCATACATGAAAAAGCTTCAAAAGTCTCCAGAAGATTTTAAGAAAGCTTTATCTGAAGATACTGATATTAATGAAATTGTTAATTCTTTTTTAGAAGAAAAGCTTAATGTAAGTGATGGACTTGGTGCTTGGATTAGCGACTTCCATAAGTCTGATGCTCCTCAGTTTGATGGTAAGTCAAAAGAGGACAGAACTAAGATGGCAATTGCTGCCTTTGTCGGAGCTGGTGGTAAGCTCAATGAAGAAGTTGATATTGCCGAAGAGATGTCAAAGGATATGGCCATTGGTATTCTATCAATGGTTAAGAGTCGTGATTTCAAAATCGCTTCTGGTGATAGAGTTCCAATGGTATACCTCAACAACGCTGATAGAGAGGCATTATCCAAAAAGTATGGTAAACTTAGCAGGGATGTTCCAGGACCTAGCAAGGGTATACCCGTCACAGCTCTTGTAAACCTTGCAATGCAAGGAAAGAGTAGAGGAGATCTTGATACCGAAGGTGGTAAACATATCATCTCTTGGAAGAATGGTGGTAAAAAGATTGGAACACCAAAAAAGATTGCCGATGTTGCAAAGCTTGCTAACTTAAGGTTAGAGTCAGAGGAAAAAAAAAAGTAATTGAACATGGCTCAAGTGGTCATGACGGTACTAAGAAAAAGTCTAAATATACAGTAGCATATCATAAAGCGTTTCCAGAAGAAATTCTGCATGAAAAAGAAATTGATGCATTAAAAACAAAAGCTGCTAAGTCGGGAATTCCATATAGTATTCTTAAACAAGTGTATGATCGTGGTATGGCAGCTTGGCAAAAGAGTCATAGGCCAGGAGCTGGTCAGCACCAATGGGCTTTTGCTAGAGTCAATTCTTTTATAACCGGTGGAAAAACTCGTACAACTGGTGATGCCGATTTGTGGAAAAAGGTTAAAAAATAATGAAAAGTTTTAAAAACTTTGCCATTTTAGATGCAATTAGCGTAATGGAATCTAAAAATATTCCATTTGTTGATAACATCTATAGACCTGGATCAGAAGGATACTTTACATTCTTTGAACAGGCTAAAAAACTTTATGAGAGTGGTGAATTGAAAGTTTCAAATATGAATAAAGAAATACTAGAGACCGATATCGGTCTTTGGGATACTTTTAATGGAGTAGAAGTTCCATTAGATTGTCCACTTGTAGAAGAAGCTGAACCAGAACTTAATACACCAAAGCGTGGTGGCTCCAAAAAGTTTGTTGTCTATGTAAGGAACCCTCAAACTGGAAATATTAAAAAAATTGAATTTGGTGATACTTCCGGACTAAAAGTCAAAATTAATGATAAAGCAGCTCGTTCGTCCTTCGCTGCTCGTCATAAATGCGATACACGTAATGATAAGACAAAAGCGTCATATTGGTCATGTAGATTACCAAAATACGCTAAGTCACTTGGAATGCAAGTGGACAATCCTGGATCTTTTTGGTAAGTTAATAAATGGCATACATTCAGTGGCATGAAAACGATAGATTATATAGAGTATTTAGCAAAGATATAGAAGATGATCTTTTAGAATGGCATAGAGATCATAATACTAGAATAGTTACAGTATTAGAAGGTATTGGTTGGGAATTACAATTTGATGATCAATTACCATTATTATTAAAACAACATGATAGAGTAGTAATTAAGAAAGGAATATTTCACCGATTATTTAAAGGTGAAACCGATCTTAAAGTTATAATAGAGGAATTCGATGAGTAAATCATTCCAAGCATTTAGATCAAACCTCATTCCTACTCAGGACAAGCGTGAACGTGATCAAATTGAGATTATGAATGAAATTATTGAACGTGATCATGAAATTCTTGAAGCACTTAAAGATGAAAAGCTCGATAAAGATTTAACTATTATTATAGTAACTAAATCAAAAAGCAAAAAGCCTGAACTTGTTACAGGAATGATTTTAAATTCTTGTAAAAAACTTGGAATCAATTGCGAACTTATTATTACTACAGAAGCTTGGATTCATAGAAATGATCTTGAAAAGGGTGAAATTGTTATTAAGAATTATGATGGCCAAGATAAAGATCTCGTAATTGATACAGATAAAACTGTAGTATTTGTAAGAGCTGGTGCTCTTGAAACAGAAATTGGATTAGCACTTATATCAACACTTCAAAGTGCTGGATGTTTTATGATTAATGATCGTGATGGTATGCTATTATGTGATAATAAAATGTCTGCATATACTGTGTTTGAAAATTCAAATATTCTTACTCCTAAAACTGCTCTTGTAAGCAATACAAAAAGTATTGAAGATGCACATGATAGAATTGGTGGTAAATTTCCAGTAATTATTAAGACTCTTACTGGTACTCAAGGTATTGGTGTATCTAAAGTAAATGATATGGAATCTATGGTATCAGTGATTCAATCACTTTGGAAGTATAAAGCTGAAATACTTATTCAAGAATTTATTAAAATTGAATACGATATTCGTACTGTTGTATTAAATGGTAGGATTATTGCTTCAACAAAAAGAATTAAGCCAGAAGGTGATTTTAGATCTAATAGACACATGGGCGCTAAAACAGAACCATACGTTTTATCAGATGAAGAAAAAGAAGAAGTTATTGCAGCTGCAAGAGCTATTGGTGCTTATTTAGTTGGTGTTGACCATGCAATCCATAAGGGTAAGATATACGTATTAGAATGTAATGGATCACCTGGATTGGGTTCAAATTTTCAATCATATGATATTAATGCTGTTCCCCAAGTACCATCATCTAAAATTGATACTATGGAAGCAGTGGTTCGTTATATTCAAAATCCTTTGCATCGTAGACCATCATTCGATCAACAATGCGGGTACTTAGAACAAATTGAATTTGAAGACCTTGGTCCAGTAAGAGCTAAGATGGATACTGGGAATGGCACAAAGGCAACTATGCTTAAAGTGGATGAATTAGAAGAAAAAGATGGGTTTGTTACAGTTAAAAAGAATGGCAAAACTGCAAAATTTAGAATTGTTGGTATAAGCAAACCAAGTCATATGGGTCCAATTGATGAAAGACCTATTGTTTATATGAAACTCAGATTCAACAATAAAATATATGATAATGTTCCAATTGGTTTAACAAAACAAAATTCTCATAGTGAAATGCTAGTAAATAGAGATTTACTTACAAGATTTAAAGTAGCTGTTAATCCAAATAGAAAGTTTGTCTTATCTGATTATATCAGTCGCGACGACATTGATGATGTTTAAATTATAAATAGAATTAGAAAAGACATCTCAAAGGAGAGAATTATGACCGGTTTCGATACCAATAATCCATTTAGAAAAGACGATGCTCTCACGAGTGCTATTCGCGATATTCTATCAGGAAAAGAGCCAGCAGCTGTAGAAGAAGCTACTAAAGTTGTTGATGAAGATAAAGCGGCTTATGAAAAGTTTTTCAATGCTGCTCTTAAAAGATTTGGTGTAAAATCACCAGCAGATTTTGATTCTGAAGAAAAAAAGAAAGAGTTTTTTGATTATATTGATAAGAACTACAAAGCATCAGATGAATCAGTAAAAGAAGAAAATGTCTGTGAATCTTGCGGTAAAGTCCATGAAGGCGCTTGTTCTAAAGATGAAGAAGTCAATGAATCTAAGTCTAAAAAAGAAGATGTGACTATTAACGTTGATGATGAAGAAGACGAAGATGATGATGAAGACGAGGATGAAGACGAGGATGAAGACAAAGAAAATATGAAAAAGAAAAAAGACAAAATTTCTGTCAATCCTGAAGAGCCAAAGTCCGCAGATGTTAAAGAAACAACAGCCAGAGGCGAAACTTTTAGATCAATTCTTCAAAGAATTCAAAACACTTAAATAAAAACCTAGACATAAGGAGAATATAAATGTCAAGTTGGGGATTAAATGACGATGTAATTTCCGTTGGAACCGTCGATCTCGCTGGTCTTACTGTCACTGGTACTAATACTTTCTTTGCCAATAATAATTCAGTTGGTCAAGTTATTACTATTGCTGGTGCTGGTGGAGACGCAGTTATTGGGGCGATTGCAAGCGAAACATCATTAACACTAACATCAAACAATGAACTTACTTCAGGTACATTGACTGGTGCACAATACACAGTTTCTGATAAACCAGCCTATGTTGTAGATACTATGGCTACTATGGATTCAGCTAGAGTATTTGGTGTAGATACTGCAGAACAAAGTGTTTCTACTGCAAATACTAACCATGCTGGTTGGGCTTATATTGGAGCAGAATATACTGATTCAAATGGTAACACCCGTCAGAAAACTGAAGTACTCGTTGCAATGTCTAGCATCGCATCTGATGCAGATGATGACGACATCTTACCTGATTCTTAAGATAGGATATAGTTATGGCCGATAAGAAAATCTCAGAACTCAACACTTTAACAAGTGCTGCGAGCGAAGATCTTCTGGTTATTGTAGATGATCCAAATGGAACACCTATTAGTAAACAGATCACAATTAAAAACCTTTTTGGTTCTGTTCCTGCGAACACCGTGATTAATCGGCTGACTGTTAATGCAAATACGATGTTGAATGGTAGTAATACCACAGTTACTTCAAATCTAAATAGTACTGGTATTACTACCATCAATCAATTGACTGTTGCTAATAATCAGCTAAGAATCACAACAACAGATACAGTAGCATCTAATAGTGCAACGGGTTTACAAGGTCAAATTCGTTATGACACTGATTATATCTATGTTTGTGTTGCTAACAATGTATGGAAAAGAGCTACATTAGCCTCTTGGTAATGGAATAATACTTAATAATGTTTAATCATATTGATGACGCTAACTTTGCGTTATTCGCAGCGAAAGCTTATATTAATCCTAATTGTACTGATGTTTTAGAGTTTACAGATGATTTAAATAGAATAAAGTACATTAAAAGATTATTTAATAAGTATTTGTTAAAAGATGATCTTAAAGATCGACTTGTTATGAATCACTTGATTGTGCTTTATAATGTGTTTGAAAAGGATGACTTAACACAAATGTTATTCTTTAAGTTAAGAGATTATTTACCAGCTCTTAAACCATTTTTAGTATTATTGAATTTTTGGCCTGAAAAGGTTACAGGTATTGGACCAGAAAAAGAAACAATAATTGGAGCTGACATTATTATGGATCCATTTATTGTAGATAGGTTAAGGAAAATATGAAAGAGCTTAATGAAGCATCAGCAGTAGACTTTCTAATAGTCTATCAATTTATTAAAAGGTTGGCAACTCCTTTTGAGAAAACCGATGCTTTTGAGCTTGGTCTTATTGATGCTAATGGTAAAAGATTAAAAAAAGCTGAATCAAAAGACGAAAAAAATGCAATGACTCCTTTTGATCGTTTAATTTTTAATCTTAAAAGAATTCTAACTAAATTAGGACTTGGTGGTAGATTATCTACTACAGCCGCTGCTTTATTACTCTTAAGAGAATACACTGAAGAACAAATTGAGAATGAAGAATTTTTAATTGCAGAATTAAAAGAGAGTATTAATATGCTAAATAAGAAAAGTTTTAAAACTCTTAAACAGCTTCAAGAAGAATTAGCCAATGTTACTGGACCAGCTGTTGCTGGTACTGGCGATGATCCAGTTCATTGGAGCAAAAAACAACCAAAGATTGGACCCAAAGGTCCAAATAGAAAATTATTTATATTTGATGCGAATAAATGGCTTAGAGAAAAAAACAAAGCTCAAATAAGTCGTGTTGAAAAAATGATTATGGCCTCAAAAGGAATTAAAGAATGAATATTGATCAACTAAGAGAAGAAATTGCGGCTGACGAGGGAGTAGAATATGAAATTTATCTTGATCACCTCGGCCTTCCTACTTTTGGCATTGGTCATTTGGTTAGGGATGACGATCCAGAGTCTGGAGAACCAGTCGGCACAGCTGTCAGCGAGGACAGAGTCAACGAGTGTTTCGATAAAGACGTTGAAATTGTTATCGATGACTGTCGACAATTATACGAGGACTTCGATGATCTGCCAGCTGAGGCCCAACTCATTATAGCAAATATGATGTTTAATATGGGTAGACCTCGCTTGTCTCAATTTAAGGGAATGAAGCGAGGAGTAGATAATAGAGATTGGGATACCGCAGCAGATGAGATGGTTGATTCTCGTTGGTATCGCCAAGTTCCAAATAGAGCTAAAAGACTTGTATCTCGTATGAGAGCATTAGCAGATTAAGGTAGAAACAAATGGCAGGCGTACATACACTTAAAAATACACATGGTGAAGTAGTTCTAAAGATCTATTCAGACAGTTCATCTGGTTCAACAGAACAAATTGAGCTTTCAAGCGCTGATGTCAAACTACCAAATGAAACATTTGTCCAAGGCACTTCAAAACTTACCATTAGGGAAGTATTTTGGGGAGCCAAAAAAGATAAACAAATTGACGTTACTAGAGTAAATGATCCTGTTGCAAATACTGTGCATGGTCACTATTATCTATTAAATACTGGACATTATAATTTTATTGGCTTTGTTGATGAT